GTAAGAAAATTATTTAACGGCGTAACTGTAAGAGAGTTTACATTTCAATTTAAAATGATACCAACATCGCCTGAAGAAGGTGAAATTATACAAAAAATAATTAAACTATTTAGAAAAGAAATGTATCCAAGAGCGTTTAAAGTTCCTGTAGGTGGTGAATCAAATGTAAGTTTAGGATATAATTTTCCAAATGCTTTTAAGATTAAATTTAATTTTAAAGATTCCGAAAACAGAAATATACCTAAGTTGCTTCCATGTTATTTAAGAAATGTTTCTCACACAATAAATCCAACGGGTGGTGGATTTAAAAATGATGGAAAAGCTAATGAAACTGATTTAACATTAGCGTTTGTTGAGCACAGAGCTATTGAGCAACAAGATATAGAAAAGGGTTACTAATGCTTTATTTTAATGAATTTGAAAATTTAACATATAAATTTGGAGATGAAGTTGATACAGTTATATTCCAAAACTTATCAATATATGTTGATTTAATAGATGAGATTAAAAATAATATAACGTTTTTAAACGTTCATACTATTCAAGAAGGGTTCAGACCAGATCAAGTTTCAATACAATTATATGGAACTCCTTTATACTATTGGACTTTTTATCTTATTAACGACGATATTAGAGAACAAGGTTGGCCCCTTATTAGAACAGAACTTGACGCATATACTAAAAAAATATTTCCAAATACTACAATAACAACAAAAGACCCTGACTTTGCAAATAAATTTAAAATAGGTCAAACTATTTCAGGAGGAACGTCAGGTGTATCTGGTAAAATTATAAAAAGAAATCCAGATTTAGGACAAATAGTTGTTGAAGGTAATGTAGCTTTTTCTATAAGTGGCGAATTATTTTCATCAACAAATTCTTCCGGAACATTAGAATCTTTAGTTGGAGCGTCAAGCTCAAAAGAATATCAATCTGCTTCTCATTATATAGATGGAACTGGTGCAATTGTAGACATAGATCCTACAGTAGGGCCTGGAGCTTTACTTACAGAAAAAACTCATGAAGATGTTTATTTCACAATAAATGAGAATCTTAGACAAATTAAAATAATTAAACCTAGTCAAGTTACTAACTTAGTTTCAAGTTTTAAAAGAGCTGTAAGAGGATAATATGGAATTAGACATTGCTTCTACTGCAGAAGGATCTACTGAATACTCTCTTGTGAGCGCTATTATAACATCAGATCGTGTGCAATCTGAAGTAGAAATATCTGCTGTTGTGAGTGAATTTGTAATTTATGAACATATAGAAAAACCTTATTTAACTATGAGGTTATCTTTCATAGATCAAATTAATATAGTTCAAACTGTAGATTTTCAAGGTGGTGAAAAACTATCAATTGTAATAAAACAAATAGAAGAAGTTCAAACTGGAAATGAAATAAGAAAAGATTTTGTTATTGATGAAATAGAAAAGGTAATTAAACTTGACGAAAGAAATGAAACAGTTGTAATACATTGCACTGAATATCATATGTTCGAAGCTGCAGCTCAAAATGTAAATAAATCTTATAGTGGTTCTCCTTCTAGTATTATTAATAGTTTAATTTCTAGTTATATAAATAAGTCTTTAGTAATAGATGGTACAGATTCTACTAAGAATTTAAAAGTAATAATACCAAACTTAGATCCTATAGATGCTGCTTTATGGATAAAAAATAGATCAGTGACATATAACGGTTTACCTTTCTTTTTGTATTCGCCTTTAGGCGTTGATAATTTAGTATTTAAAGATTTAGGAAAAATGTTATCTGAGCCTGTAAATAATATTACAAGGCCATATGTTTATACTAGTAGTTTATCTCATTCATCAGGAGAATCAAAATTATATAGCATAATAGAATATAAGTACGAAAACTCTGAAGAATTAATTAATCTTTTACGAAAAGGTTATGTTGGCGCTTCATATAGTTTTTACGATGTGCATAGAGGAATATCTGAAGAAAAACATTTTGACGTTGATAATGTGTTTAAAAGCTTATTAGTGCAAAATCTTTTAGGAGGTCAAAATTCAAAATATAATTATGGACCAGAATATAAGATAAAAGGAAAGAATTTATCAAGTTATAATTCTAAAGTTATTAGTAAAATATCTTCTAGTGGTAGTTACAGAGGTGGCTCGTACAATGCTGGTTACAGAAGTTACAGCGATGAAACTTTAGGTGGCGATCATATGAAACATATTACTGGTAAAGCTATAAAAGGTTTTTTATCTAAAACTCCTTTGTGCATTACTGTGAAAGGTAGAGAGTTTATAACTGGCAATGATAATTACACTTTAGGGAAAACTATAAGAGTCTTATTTTTAGATGCTGATCCTACCGAAGATACACATAATGCTTCGAAGGATTTAAAAAAATCAGGTGATTATCTAATAATAGGTGCTAAACATTCATTTAATGGTGATAAAGTTACTAGTGAATTATTATGTGGTAAAGTCGCATCTATTGGAAAGGAAATTGCAATATAATGGCATACGCGCATATATTAGAATCTGAATATTACGGTGATCAAGTAAGATGGTTTATTGGAACAGTTGTAGACGTCAATGATCCTTTAAAACTTGATAGAGTTAAAGTAAGAGTTTATGGTATTCATACGTCAAATACTATTGATATACCAAATCAAGATTTACCATGGGCAAGTGTTTTAATACCTGTTACAGAAGGTGGTACTTCTGGAATTGGAGCGAATTCTCAAATAAAAAATAGAGCACAAGTTTTTGGAATATTTTTAGATGGAAAAGATTCGCAATGCCCTTTAGTTATGGGATCAATCCCTAAAGTTGAAACAAAAAGAAATGATGTTAATGAAGCGCCTTCGACAAAGAATGAATATGACGGAAGCTCAGTTGTTCCTGATTCAACACCACAGGGTGTCAAACCCGGTGTGCCTTCAGTTAGTGAAGGTAATTTAACAGGGCAGAATAACGCAGAAAAAGCATATAATTTTTTCTTATCTAAAGAAGGTGGATCGTTTACATCTGCACAAAGTGCTGGTATAATAGGAAACTTAATGGCAGAATCTGGTAAAAATCTAAATCCAACTATAGTTTCAGGATTTAAAGATGAAGGATCTTTTGGAATAGCGCAATGGAATCCAAGTAAAGCTGCAGGTTTTAGATTACAAGAGCTTAAAAGATTTTGTAAAGATTCAAATTTAAATTTTAGAACACTATATGCTCAATTAAAATTTATAGTATATGAACTTGGAAAATATCCGTATTTAGGTCTTGGCAAATTAAGAAAAGCTCAAACGCCTGAAGAAGCTTCTCGAATTTTTGAAAGATACTATGAAAGACCGGCACCTGGAAGTACGCAAAAAAGAATAGCTTTTGCACTTGAAATTGACAAAAAACTAGGAATTGGAGCTGCATAATGGCTGATAAATCATTTATTAATATGAAAGCTGGTGATAAACCAAGAGGCGCTAATGAAAATAGTACATTTAATGGTACAGTACTAACGATAGGCCGACCAGAAGTAATTGCAAAAATAACAGATATAAGAGTTGCTAGAAGCCAAACTGATGATAAAAACGCTTTTACTACTAACAATATGCCTTCAATATTTAATGATCTTTCTCAATATACATATAATGGAAGTATCATATCTTTAAAAAGCTTTCATCAAAGAATTAGAATAGAATATGAAAAACCCGAAGTAACACAAGCAGAGTTTGAAGCAGCTGCTTCGCCTGAAATGGTAGCTTTTCAACAAAAGATGATTGCTGATATTGGCGGACCAATGAGAGCCTCTGCTTCAAGTTTAAATGTTCAAGAAATTACAGGTAATGCATCACCTTTTAATCTTTTAGGTGCAACTTTTGGTGGATTTAAAGGATTACAAGAAGGAGCAAAACCTACAGCTAATTTTACCAAAAGAGTAAGAATAGCTAAAATGGAGCCAGGCGCAGCCGACGGATCAGGAGACGCAACGTCATCTCAAACATCAAATTTAACAACATTGTTTAAAAAAACTAATTTATCTACTAATAATTTAAATAAAGTGGTATTTACACAAGGTAGCGTTAATGCAATAATGGACGAATTAAAAGTTCGAACTTCTGCAAACTCAAGTAAAATAAAAGAAACAGCTCAGTCTGTTTTACCTACAAATATTTCTACTAAAATTTTAGAACAAGCAACTGCTGCTATTAATGATAAAGATGCTGGAATTACAGTTGAAAGTAAAATGACTAAAGAAGTACAAACTGAAGTTAAATCAAAACTTAAAGAAGCTCAAAACGCAGGTTTAGGTTATGATCCTAATGCGTTAATTCCAGGAGCTGGTAGATCTGGATCTAATACATTTGCTAACTTGCTAGGTAAAGTGAAAGGCATAAAAGCTCAATTTCCGCCAAGTGTTAAAAATTTAATGAAAGGATTACCAGATGGTGTTATCCCGCCAAAATTAAACACAAAAATTCCAAATATAATAGAAGGTGTAGATCCAATTACTGGAAAACTTTCGTTAGACACAAACACAAATAAGTTAATACAAAAAGGCTCTTTAACACCGAATATGTCACCAAGTAATATATCTAATTTAGGTTTTAATAAATCTACGTGGGCTGGATATAATACGCCAAAAACTTATAAATTTGAATTTGTGGATACTTCTGATGAATTAGAAACTGAATTTTCAAATAGTTCTAGAATGAAAACAGGAACTAATAATCAAGTTGTAGCTTTTATTGTAGGTTGGACTGATAAAATTTGGGGCCCACCGGAAAAGGTAAACGCTAGTTCTATTCATGAAATATCAAAAACAAATGATTTACAAAATTTAGTTAATACTGAAAAAAATATTAAAAGTGCATTAGTTAAAATAAATGCTAAACCTAAAATTTATGGAATACAAGCTCATTACTTAATATTGACAGATGGAAGAATACAAAGAGGTAGACCTATAGATGAAACTAGAAATCCAGACACTTCTTCATATGATTTAACTGGTGTTCAAGTTACTATTGTTGCAAACACTGAAAATCCAGTTAATGATGAGCAATTAGCATCATTAAAAAAACTTATATCTAAAGCTTATAAAGTTGTTCCAGGGCTTAACTTATTTGGTGATTACGAAATGGATCAAAACAAATTAGGTCCCGCAATAGATATGGATTCTTTAAGAGACGTGTATGGAAAAGCAAACTCTATAACTAATCCAGAAGAAGGCGGTAACGGTCCTAGTAGAAAAGAAATAGTTTTTACAAAACCTTCAGTTATAGCTCAAGGATCAAAAACAAAATCAGTCGAACCTTTTAGTTTTAGTAAAATACAAAAAGACTTTGAAAAAATAGATTTAGCAACTGGTAAAGAACTTCCGCCTGATGCACAAAAAGATTTAGACGCTGGATTAAAAGCATTTGATGATCTTAAAAAAGGAAAAATAGATATTGATAAAGGAATATCTCAAGCTATAAATGATCCTAAAAATTCTGCAGCAAAGTTACAAGGTGATGCCATTATTGGTAAACTTACTGGCGGATTTGATAAGAATAAAATTTCAGTCGATTCAATAGCTAAAAAACTCGATACAAGCAATTTAAAAAAATTATTTAGGAGATAGGATTAAATTATGTCAATGGAATCTCAAAATTTTACAGTACCTGAAGGAAAAGCTAGTTCATTAAAAAATAAAGAAAACGGCTTTTCTGATCCTAGCGGTATATTTCCTAAAGTTGAATATGAAGAAACATCGTCAGTCAACGAAATAGCAAGAGGATTTAAAAGAGTAAACGTTGAACTAGGTGGTTCAGTAAAAGATATTGATTTTGATTTAAATGAAGAAGCAGTATCAACTTATCCTAATTCACAAGTCAAAGAAACTGCATCAGGTCATATTGTTGAATATGACGATACACCAGGTTCTGAAAGAGTTATGATAAGACATAATTCTGGATCAGGCGTTGAGATGCGTGCAGATGGTTCAGTAGTATATTCATCAACAAAAAATACAGTAAGAGTAACAGCACAGGATGAAAAGGTTATAGTTGATGGTGATGGTGAATTACAATATAATGGTAACTTAAAATTAAAAGTTGCAGGAGATTTTGATGTTGAAGTTGGTGGAGACTTTAATGTGAACGTCAAAGGCGATATGGAACAAAATATAAGAAGAGGTCTTATTACTGATGTTGCCGGAACGGTTGAAACCCAAATTGTAGGAAGTAAGTCAGAAACTATTGGTGGAGGATCCACTACGCTAATACATGGTGACAAGAATGACATTATAAAAGGATCGTTTGCTGAAAATGTTCAAGTTGATCATAACTACGCAGCCGGAGGAACACTAACGATGACTGCTGAAAATGAAGTTACTCTTTCAACAAAGAGCGCTAACATTACAGCATCATCACTTGCGGTATTAGGTGACAGTGGAACTATTGGAGGTGCTAATATGGTCTACTACGGTCACACTGCGCATATACCAAGAGTTAATTCTACTTCAGTTCATGCTACTGCAATGTATGCTACAACTTTTCATGGAGACTTAACTGGTAAAGCTGATTCTGCTAATCATGCGGATTTTGCTAATACCGCCGGTCAAGCTCCTGAAGGAAGCGCCGGTTCACCTGGGACAAACGTAAATAACACTACTTCTGCTGCAGATTCTAACACTGTCTTACCTACAACAGCTATAATAAATGATGCATTAGAGAATTCAGGTGTAGCAATAAAGAGAGTTCATATCGATGACTTTAATCAATTATTTAACAGATTAGATCGTACAGCACACTACGGTGGCGTATCTAAAGTAGACTTAACGACTAAAGAAGCTAGATCAAAATTAAGAGATCCAAATAACGCAAGTAACACTACGTTTATTTCAGCTCTTATATCAGATGGGACAATATCACCTTTTGCTACAAGGCTTTCACCATTATCGACAGGTAGAATAGTTGGTAAAGAAACAGCAGCAAGAAGAGGAAATGACGAATTAGGTAGAAGTCAAAACTCAACTAAATTATATAAGGCATAACAATGGCAGTTTCAACAGTAGATTTATTGGTAGATCAAAAATACAATCCAGTATTTCAAGATTCAATAACAAGTAAAACAAAACTTGCGTCTGGAATATCAATGGCAAAGTTTCTTGGTGGTGACAACGATCCTGTAACACTGACACATATTACAGATGACAATCAAAAAGTTTTACTAGCAAAGCAATATGTATTACATGCAGAAGCAATGAAAACAATTAATTCTCAAGATTCAACAAAAGAATTTAAAGATTTTAGATTACAAGTTGTTGAAGGATTATATAGAGCAGAACCCGGTGAAAACTTAGATGTTAGTGACGGATTAAATTACTTAATGTCTAGAGGTTTAGCCGTTGTATATGAATTAATTGGATTAAACGGCAAAATTGCTATAGAAAAAACATTTGATTTAGCTGTATATTGGAAAGATAATATACAATTTGATAAAATGATTTTAGATTACGATAATTATAATCCAGATGGCACACTTAATGCTCAAATTATATTAGTAATGCCTGAAGTAATATCACCTTGGACTGTTACATTTAATAATAATGTAGAAACAAGATATAATAATATTAATCAGGTTACAAATGAATTATTAGAGGTATTAAGAACAACTGTTGACGCATAACTTATATAAATAGATCAAAAGGAAACATAATGCCAACAAGAGCTTTTTCAATTGAAGATGGTAATATAGGAACTAATACTTTAGTTTCAAGTAGAACTGAAACTTATAAAGATATTGATTTAACTTTCACAAAAAAAGCTTCTGGTGATATTTTTAAAAAAGAACATGCTGCTTCTGTTAAACAAGCAATTAAGAACTTATTATTAACAAACTTTAGTGAAAAGCCTTTTCAACCAAGATTTGGTGGTAATTTAAATTCTTTTCTTTTTGCTTTAAACACAGATGTTGATGACGAAGATTTAAGAGAACAAATAATACAAGCAGTTGAAATATTCGAACCAAGAATTCAAATATTAAATATTGATACAAATTTACGCGATGATTCACACGAAATAAAAGTCACAATTACTTTTAAAATGATTAATACATCACAAATTGAAAGTACACAAGTGAACTTAACGAGGTTAAGATAAATGGCAACAACTATTAGATCAACTCAATTAGATTTTAACACTATTAAAAGTAGGTTAAAAGATTATTTAAAGCAACAAACTGAGTTTGCTGATTACGATTTTGAAGCATCAGGTTTAAGTAATATATTAGATGTATTGGCATATAATACACATTTTATGGGCTTAAATGCAAACTTTGCTCTTAACGAATCATTTATAAACACAGCGCAACTTCGAAGCTCTGTAGCATCATTAGCAGAAGGATTAGGATACGTTCCAAAATCATATTCTTCATCAAAAGCAGACTTAAATCTTGCAGTTCAAGTATCAGCAGAGACAAGACCGACTCTTATAACTTTGCCAAGAGGCACATCATTTACGTCAAGTGTTGGAGATATTTCATACACTTTTCAAACAAGAGAAAATTTTATAGCCACAGACGATGGAACAGGATTATATCAGTTTTTAAATTCTACAGACGGAGTTGCTATACCAGTTTTTGAAGGTATAGAAAAAACTAAAACTTTTTTTGTAGGTGACATAGCTGATAATCAAATATATGTAATTCCAGATATTACAATGGATACTTCAACTATAAGAGTAAGAGTTTTTCCAACTGCAAGTTCATCTTCATTTGATACTTATATTAACATACAACGTGCATTAAGAATTAATAATGATTCAAAGTTTTTTCAAATAAAAGAAGTTCCAAATGGATTTTACGAAATAATATTTGGCGATGGCACAACTACAGGAAAAGCACCAGTTGCTGGTAATAAAATAGTAATCGATTATTTATCAACACAAGGCACAGTTGCAAATAATGCTTCTTCATTTTCCCCATCATCAGATGTGACTATTAATGGTGTAGATTATACTCTTGTGACAACAACTGAGGCTGCTTCTGCTGGAGGCGCATACAAAGAAAGCATTGAGTCTATAAGACAAAACGCTCCTATAGCTTTTACTTCTCAAAGAAGATTAGTAACTGCAGAAGACTATAAAGCTCAAATACAATCAAACTATGGCGGATTTTTAGATGATGTAACATCATATAGTGGAGCAGATTCTGTACCAGCAATATACGGAATAACGTATATTGGTTTAAAATTTAAAGCAGGTGTAAGCGCATCAAGACAACAAAATGTTAAAGACCGAATTAAAACAGACCTTACAGATAATATGGCAATTATGTCAATAAATACAGAATATGTAGATCCTGTAACAACTTTATTAGAAATTTCAACTACCTTTAATTTAGATCCAGATTTAACAGGTTCAACTTCACAAGCTCTTCAAACACAAGTTCAAAATACAATAAACAATTTTTTTACAACTAATCTTAAAAAATTTAATAAAGTTTTTAGAAGGTCTAATTTATTAACTCTTATAGACGCTTTAGATCCATCAATTTTAAACTCTAAAATGGAAATTAAGTTAAAACAAAGTTTTGTACCAACTGCTAATATACCTTTATCTTATACTATATCATTTCCAGTTTCCTTAGCTGAACCAGATGATACAATTTCGTCTTTAACAACTTCTCAATTTACTTTTAATTCTCAAACTTGCTTTATAAAAAATAAAGTAGGAACTACAAAATTACAAATAATATCAATAGATGGCACTATTGAAGTTGATAATATAGGAAGCTATAACAATTTAACTGGAATAGTTAATTTAGTAGGATTTAAGCCAACTGCATTTGAAGGAAGTGAAATAAGTATATCAGTATTTCCAGCAAATCAGAATACTATAAGACCTTTAAGAAATTACATATTAGATATTGATACAGCATCATCATCAAGAGCGGTCTTAGATTTTCAAAATACAGCGGTTAGTATATAAATGTCAATTGATTATAAAAGTAAAAGAAGATTTAAATCTTTTCAAAATAGAAAAGTAAGAGAAGCGCTACCTGAGTTTTATACTTCTGAATTTCCGACTTTAGTTACATTTTTAGAAAAATATTACAATTTTATAGATTCTGCTGATGGAACACATGCCTTTGGAAGCAATGCACAGCAGTTTTTCGCTAAAAAAGATATAAAAGAAATGCCAGCAAACTTACTTAATAATTTAGTTAGTGAGTTAGGTGGCGGTTTAAAAACAGGAGAAAATTTTACTGATAGGCGTTATGCTTTAACTAGATTAGCTGATCTTGCAAGACTAAAAGGCAGTAGATTTTCACTAGAAGAATTTTTTAGATTATTCTTTCAGCAAAGAGCTGAAGTTGAATATGGTAAAGAATCTATGTTTATTATTGGAGATTCAGCAAGTCAAATTGGAGTTGATTCAATAAAATTTATACAAAATAATGAACTGTTTCAAACTTTTGGACTATTAATAAAAACAGAAATATCTGTAGATACATGGAGCGAGCTTTATAAAAAGTTTGTGCATCCATCTGGTTTCTTTTTTGCAGGACAAGTTGTTTCTGATACCGAAGCTATAACTTCTCCAATTGGAGAAATATCAGTACCAGATTCTGCAGCTGATCCTGTAATAATATCAGAAGCAATATTATCTGCAACGTTACCGTTTGTGCAATCAACTGTATTAATCGATTCAGAAGGTAGTAATGTAAGACAGTCTAATTTAAATGAACTTGTTAGTGATTACCAAAACTTTTCATTAAGCGATCTTGATACAACTTATCACACTGTAAAACAAATTATTACACCAAACTCATTTACATTTGATGATAGTAGTATTAGAGATAGTGATGAAAATGCTACACCTGATTTCTCATTAACACTAGAGACAATGGATAATGAAATATTTACTAGAAGAGTTACTGACTCGTCTTTCTAGTATAAATAACACTATAAGTAGGATAGAAAATGACAAGACAAAATATAAACATAGGTTCTTCAGCGAACGATGGAACAGGCGATACCTTACGTTCTGCAGGAACTAAGATAAATGCTAATTTTCAAGAAATTTATACACAACTTGGAGGAAATAGCTCTACACTTAGTGAATTAGTTAAATTAAAAGATTCAGGTACTATTGGTACTATACAATTTGAAGGGACAAGCGCAGACTCTCATGAAACAAAATTGATTGCAATTAATCCTACTGCAGATAGAACAATTTCTTTGCCAAATGCAACTGGTACAATTATTTTACAAGATACCACAGACACTTTAACAAATAAAACTTTAACTACACCAACAATAGCATCTATAATAAATGGTGGTACAGTTACAATTCCTTCTGGTGCAGACACTTTAGTTGCTAGAACTTCAGCAGACACTTTAACAAATAAAACTTTAACCACACCAACTATAAATTCACCAATAATTGGCACTGCAATAAATGATGTAAATGGAAACGAAATTATAAAAATAACTGCAAACTCAAATGCTGTAAATGAAATAACAATTGCAAATGGTGCGTCAATAACGGGTCCTACAATATCAGCAACTGGTTCCGGATCAAATTTAAATTTACGTCTTGCAGCAAAAGGAACTGGGTCTGTTAGTCTATCAAAAGCATCTTTTACATCAACTACGATTACATCAAACGGCGCAGCAAATAGTGCTGTAACATATATAATAGGAAATAAAGGTTCGCCTCTTGCTGTAAGTTTAGCAAATGGAACCACTGTTGGAGAATACAAAATATTTACAAATAAAGGAGCAGGTGTGATGACTGTGACTCCTTCAAATTTTTCACAAGGAACAACGTTTGCACTTGCACAAAATGATGGATGTACTTGTATATGGGATGGATCAAACTGGTCTCTTATAGGTAATCAAGGTGAAGTGACAGTAGCATAAAGGAATAAGATATGGCAGCGATAATTACAGACTCTTTTAAGAAACAAATAGTTCAAACCGTATTTGATGAAGTTTCTTTTTCAGATTCAGCATCAACACATAGGTATTATATAGGAATAGGTAGATCCGAGCAATGGGATGATAGCGAAAACATTCCTACAGTTACAGACACACCTAGAACTATAAGAAATTTAAGAGCTGGATTACAATCAATAAAATCTGCAAATGATGTAACTTTTACTATACCAAGATATAATTGGTCTTCTGGCGCAATATATTCAGCATATGACGACAATTTAGCATCTATTCCAGCAGTAAACAGCTATTACGTTCTTACTGAAGATAACCAAGTATATGTGTGTTTACAGCAAGGAAAATCGTCAACTGGTGCAGCAACTACTTCTACAGTTAAGCCAACAGGAACATCTGTAAAAGCTTTTAAAAATGCAGATGGTTATGTTTGGAAGTTTTTATATACATTGAGTGCAACAAGAGCAAATAAATTTCTTTCAGCAAATTTTGTACCAGTCGAAAAAATATTAGATTCAGCTACACTAGGAAGAGCTCATACAGTTTTAGAAGATCAACAACTTTTAATACAAAACGCAGCTGTTCCAGGCCAAATTATTGGTATCAGTGTGACAAACGGTGGTTCAGGATATACTAGTGCACCTATTGTAAATATAAATGGTGATGGGGTTAGAGCAGCAGC